TCATTGATTTTCTTTTTCTACTCCCTTATACTTTTATGTACAGGCACTTTCATGCCGAGTAATTTGTAAGGGATTTTACGATATGTTAAAAATAATATTGATCATTTTGGCAATCTTGTACGTTGTTAAAATACTTTCTGTAATCAATAAAATTTTCCAAACAACTTCTTGTATACGAAAGCTCCAGAAATTTTTATCCTCCACTTCCCCATCAGGCTATTCACTTTCAGGAAATCACTATCAGCGATATTTAAATAGGGTACTGCGTATTTACCCTCGAATATGCAAATTATATCCTTGGTCGTCATCTCAACTTTCTTATGGTAAGACCGACCGTGAAAACTACTTTGCTTCCAGAGACCTGTGTAATCAACTTTGTATGAAGAGAAATTTTTTAGTGCAGGAATTAATTGATTCACTAAATCCAGTTAGTGTTTTTAAATTCTTGTTATCATTTCCAAGTGCTTTATTGGGCTCCATTGGTATAAATACCAAGCCTTCGTCTAAGAAGCTTCTGAACCTCATTGGTTGGATTATTGCTTTCCTACTGGATGCATACAAGCCTGAAATCAAATCTGTAATCAACTACCTTTTATCATTTCTGTAATGCACAAAAACAGCAGCATATAAAAGCAACATCGTTCATATCGATCTAAGTTCAAGCTTAAAATTTTTGAAAAAAGTTCGTTCAATATCACTGTAGCAACAACAGCTACCGGCATAATTTTGCTATCTTTGTTTTTCACAACTATCACCTGCTCTTTCCGACCTGCCATCATCAGACACCGGGCAGTCATCCCCGGTGTGACGGTCATTACTGACCGTTTCGGCTTTTATTCGAACGCTATTCCTTGCTTATTAGGTAATCAGTACAGTTGCTTCATATCATCTGAATTTGTTTTTGGATTTAACATATCGGAATCACTTGTTGAAATTACTACAAACGCTTCTATAAGAAAGGTCCTTATAGAAGCTCTTTCTTTTTTCCTGGCTTTCCTTAATCTAATCGTCTCATCTTGCATAGCCTGGCATAAAAATGACAGTGATACTTCTTTTGTGTAGTTCATAGTGATACTTTCTTTATTCATATTCTCACCCCGTTTCTTTATTGACTTTTTATGTTTGCTCTCCTATTCTGTTGGTACAGGCTTCTGCCAAAGCCGAGTACGCATGAAAGGAGTGCGATGTTCATGGACCTTCATAACTTTGACTGCTCTTCTGCTATTGAAAAATTACAGGTTGTTTCCGATGAAGTGCATGATCGGGTTGCTTCCGAGACAATTTCTAAAGTTGAATATACGACCATGCTTGAAGATTCTGTTCTTAAAACTCGTGATATTCTTCTTGAAATGCAGGAGGCATCCGAAAAGGAATCCACTGTAAATTCAAAACGCTTTATAGTTCAAACCGTTCTTTCTGCAGCATCTCTAATTGTTGCTGCAATTGCTGCTGTTGCCTCCATAATTTCTTTGTTGTAAGAACTATAGATATTTGATCGATAGCCGTTAACACTGCGGCTATTGATACTAATAAAACCGATACACTTTCAGCCACTTTACTTCCTCCCTTCTTCTGAACCTTCAATTATTAAGTTTCTCTTAACTCTGATACTTCTTCTTGTTTTATTCTTTACTTAATGATATACTATGTAAGTTATGTCACTATATTTTGTATCAAAACATATGTTTTGTACATTATATAGTGTTTTTATATTGACATATCACGATATTCGTATTAACCTTTTATTAGAAGCTTCGAAATCTCAATAAAAGGCAGGTGATATTATGGCAAAAAGAAGTTCTTGCAAACCTTCCGCTAAAGTTAGCAAAGCTGGACATACACTCTCTACAAGTAAATCTTCCTCTGCTAAATCTAAAGCTGGAACTACATTGGCAAATCACAAACACACCAATCATTAATTGATTAGGCTCGGGATTTTCCTGAGCCTTTTTAAATTGTTCTAAATAAAATCTTTGTAATCTCAACCATTGCATTTAATTCTGCCGGCATCGGATTGTCTTTACCTGCTGTACGAATTACGAAAGTTGATAATTCTTCTACCATTCCATCATACAAGGATTTATCTTTCTTCTTTCCCATCTTATTGTTTTCCCTCTTTCTCAATTCCATATAAACAATTAACATCAACTCCCAATACTAACGAAATGCGAGCTATATCATTTGCTTTAATAAGTCTTCTTCCGTTGAGCATGTCATTAAGTTCTTGCGGACTATATCCCGCCTTTTCAGCAATATAAACTTGCTTTAATCCCTTATTTTCGATAACTCTTGCAATATTCTTTGCTACTGGTGCATTACATTCCGCAATTTGCATTTTCTCATCTCCTTTCAGTACGCATATTGTGTTTGTTGTTATTATATTCTCGTTTCGAGTACATTTCAATATATTTTTTCTTCATTTTGCATACTTTTATATTGATTAATCCGTATTTTGCGTTTATAATAAACATCAAGAAGGAGGTGGCACTATGGCATTTAATGATAGATTAAAAGAAAGTCGAACAAACGCTGGACTGACTCAGGAGCAATTATCTGAAAAACTCGGTATTGCAAAATCTACATTGTCTGGATATGAAAGCGGAAATAGAGAACCTTCTATTGCTACTGTTGCTAAAATATTAGATATATTAGATGTTGATGCTAATTACTTGTATCAAGATGAAGTTGAAAAGATTACAAATGTAGTTGTAAATATAGAGGAAAAAACAATATTAGAAAAATACCGTGAACTTGATGAACATGGCAGAGAAATGGTTGATTTTACTCTTGAAAAAGAATATGAGCGATCTATATCTTTAAAAGAATCAATTGATAATGTTGTTGAAATGAGTTCCTACCCTGAAACTAAAGCGGCTCATGAACGTACAGATATAGATGTGACTGATGAAATGAGACAGCATGATGACAACATCATGAACAATGATGCAAATTGGAAATAAATTTTCATAGGACACATTGCGTAATATAGAGGTATTGGAGGTGTTGCACAATGAATCCATATGAAGAACTTTTAGACACCGCTCATGCGGAGGGATTAATCGTAAAGGAAATGCCATTGCACTCTAGTGATGGCCGAATCAACGGAAATCGAATTGCTATACGTAAAAATATAGATACAACTATTGAAAAGGCTTGCGTATTAACCGAAGAACTAGGTCACCACTATACTTCCGTCGGTAATATTATCGATATGGAATATACTGGCAACCGGAAACAGGAACGCCAGGCGAGACTCTGGGGATACAACCGTAGCATCGGATTATTCGGTCTGATCAGAGCTTATGAACACGGTTGTAAAGATAAATATGAAATTGCAGAGTATCTGGATGTTACAGAAGAATATCTAGAAGACTGTATCGACTGCTATCGTGATAAGTACGGGGAATGCAAAACTATAGATAACTACACAATTTATTTTATCCCCAACTTGATGATATTTAAGAAAATATAATATATAACTTGATTCATCCAGTATCTCTAACCATAAATACACTGCCCTCTTGATACGAAAGTATTTATATGGCGGAGATATCTGATTGAATATGCAAAAAAACTAAAGAAAAGAGGAATGAGTTATGAATTGTCCAAAATGTAACACTCCAAACCCAGACGGTCAAAAATTCTGTGGTAATTGCGGTACTGAACTTCCTAATGAAGAAAAAGTATCGTCACCATCTAACGACAACACATTTTCTTATCAAGGCAGCAAACAGAGTCCTCAACCTAAAAAGGAAAAACACGGTTGTCTCATAGCAATAATTGTTGTTGTAGTATTGTTTATCGGAATTGGCATTTTATTTGGTTCAGGAGGCTCTAATGATTCTAGCAATTCAGAGTCTGTTAACAGAAAAGAAACAACTGAAAACAAGAAAAAAGAATATGTCGATGATATCGAAGCCGTAGCAAGCAAACCTGATGACTACAAAGGAAAATATATTAAATTCTACGGACGCGTTTCTTCCATCGACAAAGATGATGAAAAATATGGTTATCAGGTATATATAGATCTTGATTATAATAATAGCGTATTACTTGAAGTACCAAAGAAATTGGTAAAAGACAAGATAAATGAAGATGATTATATTAGTGTCGATGCCAAGATTGACGGATCATATGATGGGCAAACTGTTATGGGGGTTGATTCCAGCTGGGCTTATCTCGAAGCTAACTCTATCGAAAAAACTTCTTATACCGAATCATTCGGTAAGGCTAACACAACATGGGAGTTTACTGACAAAGTAGCTGAACAAAATGGTGTCTCTGTTTCTGTAACAAAAGTTGAATTCGCCGAGGAAGAAACTAGAGTTTATGTTACCGCAGCAAACAACACCTCTGACAAATTTAGTTTGTGGAGTTCTTCAGCCATTGCAATCCAGAATGGTCAGCAATATGATCAGACATATGGAAACGCCTATGAACAATATGAAGAACTTTCGTCAGACATTTTACCTGGAGCATCAACATCCGGCGTGATTTGTTTTGGAAAATTAGATCCGGCTCAATTCAAATTACACATGGAAGGTAGCAGCGATAATTACGATATAGACTTTGCGCCGTTCGAATTGGATTTAGCACAATAAAATTAAAAATCCCCGGTGTCTACCAAACACCGGGGAAATCCCGAGTAATATATACGGCGAAGGATTCGCTCGATACAGTACTCCCTCAACAAGAATATTGTATCACAAAAATCCGGCACCGTATAGGTGTTATTTTTGTACCCATTTTTACGTACACTAAAGAAGGAAAGGTGATATGATATGACAACCAAAGTTGAACGCTGCGCCATCTATATCCGTGTATCTACTACCGAACAAATGATGCACGGCAAATCGCTTGAAGCACAAAAAGAATATCTTACCAATTATGCCCGAGAACACAATATGGCCGTCGTTGGTGTATATGCTGATGAAGGGAAAACCGCCCGTAAAGAGCTAAAAAAGCGTAAGGCTATACATTCTCTGCTGCAAGATGTAGAAGCCGGGAAGATCGATGTTATCATCTTCTGGCGTATCGATAGATGGTTTCGTAATCTATCTGATTTCTATAAGGTGCAGGATATTCTTGACAGTCACAATGTCCGCTGGATCAGTACCAGTGAGCCAGGCATTAATATGGAAACCAGAGACGGGAGGCTGCAGCTTAATGTAGTTCTGTCCATTGGTCAGAACGAAGTCGATACGACCAGTGAACGTATCAAATTTGTGAATGAAGCATCCATCAGAAACGGTAAATTAATTTTTGGCGATGTAAATATGGGATATGGCTATAAGTCAGGTATCGTTGATGGACAAAAGCGAATGATAAAGGATCCTGATCGAGAACATGTCGTGGATGCATTTTATAAATATTTCTTCAAGCATCAAAATAAGTGCGCTACGCTCAGATACATACAAGAAACCTATGATCCTGATTTTAGTTTTGGAATCATGAGGACGCTTCTTTCCAGCGAATTCTACAAGGGCACCTATCGAGGATTCCCTTACTGCCCTGCATATCTTACTGAAGATGAGTGGAACAAATTGCAGAAGATACAAAAACGAAATGTTAAAGCTACGCCTTCTGGCCGCATCTATCTGTTTGCAGGAATGATTCGATGTCCCGTGTGTGGTCAATTGCTATGCGGTACCGGGTGTTCGTCCATCATCAACAGGAAAACTGGTGCTAAAAGAACTTACTGCTATTACCGATGCAACAGAGCTATGATCGATCACATATGTTCTTACAGACACAGATTGAGCCAGAACCTTGTTGAAAATTATTTGCTTGATAACTTAGAGAATGAATACAAAAATTATAAAGTAAAGTGCGAGAAAATTGAAAAAGAGAAAGAGAAGCAAAAGAAAAAGCAATCTCCTGAGAAATTAAGAAAGGAATTGGACCGTCTTAATTTCCTATTTCAGAAGGGGCGGATTGATTGGGATTATTACAACGAAGAGTATGGACGCGTCGAAAGTGAGTTGAATGATCTGCAGAGCGCTCTTCCGGAACCAGTGACGAATTACGGTTACCTTGAAGAACTATTGGATACAGATTTCCGGACCATGTATGATCAATTATCACAAGAAAATCGCAGAGCTTTCTGGCGTTCCATCATTCAGGAGATTCATGTGAATGAAGACCATACCATAACCTCCGTCGATTTTCTGTGATGCGTCTTGTACTAACTATACTGTTCCATTCGGAGCCGACAAAACTATGACGGCC